CATTCACTGCGTAATTGGGGAACCATCCTTGGAGGAACAGGGAAGCTTGACTTCACAGACTACGACGGTGGACTGACTGAAGAGATGGTTGAGTACTGTATTGCTGACGTTGAACTAACTGAGCGTGTTCATAAATGGTTGGATATGCAGCTATTCAAAGAAGGCTTCTCTGAGAAATGTATTGATCTTGAACATCGTGTGGGCTGGATCGTGACTGAGCAGGAACGTAACGGCTTCAAGCTTGACGTACCCTTTGCAGAGAAGTTGATTATGGATCTTATGTTTGAGATGAACAACATCGAAGCAGAGCTACAGGCTATCTTCCCACCTATCGTTGAAGAGCGGTGGTCTGAGAAGACAGGCAAGCAGCTGAAGGACAAAGTCACTGTGTTCAATCCCGGCTCACGTAAGCAGATAGCAGAACGACTGCAAAGTCTTGGCGTTAAGTTTGACAAGAAGACTGAGAAGGGTAATATCATTGTTGACGAGAAGGTACTCGAAGGTATCGACAGACCTGAAGCCAAAGCAGTTGCACGTTATATGATGTTGCAGAAGCGAGTAGCTCAGATCGATTCATGGTTGAAAGCTGTGAAGGACGATGGTAGAGTACACGGCAGAGTCATCACTAACGGAGCAGTCACTGGACGTATGACACACCAATCACCTAACATGGCACAAGTACCGGCTGTGTCTGCACCATTCGGCACAGAGTGCAGGTCGTGCTGGACAGTGGACGAAGGTAACAAGTTAGTTGGCATCGACGCCAGCGGTTTAGAGCTACGCATGTTGGCTCATTACATGGACGATGAAGACTATACAAATGAAATCCTCAATGGCGATATTCATACGGCTAATCAACGAGCAGCTGGACTTGAGACAAGACCTCTTGCAAAAACATTCATTTATGCGTTTTTGTATGGAGCCGGAGATGCTAAGATCGGAGCTATCGTTGGAGGAAATAGCGTTACTGGACGCAGACTTAAAGAAACATTTCTTTCTAACACGCCGTCTCTTGAAAGAGTTAGAGGAGATACTCACAGGCAGGCTGCATCAGGCATCCTTACTGCACTTGACGGACGAAAGCTCAGAGTCAGATCAGAACACGCCGCATTGAATACGTTACTGCAGGGAGCAGGGGCTATTGTTATGAAGCAAGCTTTGGTACACTTGGCAGATAAGCTACGAAACATACCACATAGATTTGTTGCTAACGTTCATGACGAATGGCAGCTAGAAACACCAGCACACTACGCAGATACGGTTGGACGTATGGGTGTACGTGCTATCAGAATCGCCGGAGAGACATTGAGCCTACGATGTCCACTAGACGGCGAGTATAGAGTAGGCAACAATTGGGCAGAGACACATTAAGGAGAATCTTATGTCTGCAAACAAACCATCACCCATCACTGTAAGCGGTACCGTCTACTGGTGTGAGCGTAACAAGCTCAACAAGTTCAGTGAAAAGTATCAAGTACAGCTTGCGAACCTTAGCGAGAAAGCTGTTGAAGCCATTGAAGAGATGGGTATTGCACCAAGCAACAAAGGTGACGAGCGTGGCTTCTTTATCACGATGAAGTCAACGCGACCTATGAAGCTGACAGACGAGGAAGGAAACGAGATTCCTCAAGAGGTACTAATCGGTAACGGGTCTAAAGCAGTAGCAGTGGTAGGCTACTATGATTGGAAAAAAGGTGTTGGTCGATCGCCTTCCATGATCAAGATGAAAGTCACCGATCTTGTAGAGTATACGTCTGACGAGGAAGTTTTGTGATCCTGATTGACGGCGACATTGTAGCTTATCGTTGCGCATTCAAATGCAATGATGAGTCAGTTAAGGCTGCCTGTTACACTACGGGCAGTTTCTTAGCTGATCTGCTTAGTGATCTATACATCAAGATAGATAGCGAACCAGACTACCGTGTTTACCTGACAGGGAAGGGTAACTTCCGAAACGACATAGCTGTGACTGCGCCTTACAAGGGTAATCGTAAGGACAAAGAAAAGCCTGTACACTTGCAAGCAATACGTGACTACCTTATCGAGGATTGGAACGCTGTTGTTACTGAGGGTGAGGAAGCTGATGACTTGATTGCTATCGACGCTACCGCCATCCCTGACAGCATCATCGTCAGTCTCGACAAGGACTTCCAACAAGTACCGGGCAAGCACTACAACTTCAACAAACGTGAACTGACTTCTGTTAACGAAGAGGAAGGTCTGTTATTCTTCTACCGTCAAATCATCATGGGTGACAAAGCTGATAACATTGTCGGTGTGTATGGTATTGGTGATAAGAAGTCTCAGAAACTCCTTGAAGGACTGTCAGAGATAGAGATGTTCAACAAGTGCGTTGAGTTGTTAGAGTCTGAAGAGCGTGTCATTGAGAACGCTAGGCTGCTCTGGCTACGTCGTGAACCTAATCAAACATGGGAAAGACCAAGTGAAGAGAACGAGACGTAACATACCAAAGGGCTACGATAGTTGGTTCGAGTATGATCTTCACCAGAAGTTCAAGAGGTGCGAGTACCATGTTAACAAGCTAACGTACACGCAGGTTAAAACTTACGAACCAGACTTTGTATATTACAGTACACATTCTACTATATATATTGAAGCTAAAGGGAGGTTCCGTGATAGAGCAGAAGCGAAGAAGTATGTTGATATTAGCAGATGCCTTGGCGAGAAGGAGACGTTGGTCTTCGTCTTCCAAAACCCAAGAACCGCTATGCCCGGAGCAAGACGTAGAAGTGACGGGACAAGATACACCATGCAAGAATGGGCAGACAAACAGGGATTCACATGGTACACACCAGAAACCTGTCCTGTCGGATGGAGTAAAAAGCAATGAAGAGACATCTCGTAATACCTGATACGCAAGTCAAACCCGGTCTACCTACTGACCATCTGTACTGGGCTGGTCGTTACGCAGCCGCAACTAAGCCTGACGTCATCGTTCATCTGGGGGATCACTGGGACATGCCAAGTCTCAGCAGTTATGACGTAGGCAAGAAGTCGTTTGAGGGACGGCGGTATACACTTGACATTGAAGCAGGCATCGAAGCTATGAATCAATTCATGTTACCTATCCGCGAAGAACAGGAGCGACTGCGTAGTAACAAGAAGAAAACATGGACACCACGAATGGTATTCTTGTTAGGCAACCATGAACAGAGAATCGAACGGGCTATTGAAGCTGACCCTAAACTAGAAGGACTGATGAGCTATGATCATTTCTTATTGAAAGAAACCGGATGGGAGGTTGAGCCTTTTCTACAACCAATCATCATTGACGGCATTGCATACTGTCACTACTTCACGAGTGGAGTCATGGGCAGACCCGTCACGTGTGCAAAACTCATGTTGCAAAAGAAGTTCATGTCGTGCATCATGGGACACGTGCAAGACAGAGACATAGCCTTCGCACGTAAAGCAGACGGTAGTAACATCACTGGATTGTTTGCTGGTATCTATTACAACCACAGTGAAGACTACTTAAACCCTCAAACAAACGGTAGCTGGTCTGGAATCTGGATGCTCAATGAGGTAAACAACGGTTCCTTTGATGAGCTACCTATCAGTATGAACTATCTTAGGAGAAAATACGGATGAGTATTGATAACGCTACTCCTGAAGAGTGGGACACAATTGCAGCACTTAACAACTTGTCTATCAGAAAGAAAGCTGATCCTGTAGAGAAGCCTGACCACTACAACAAAGGCGCAGTAGAAGCCATCGAAGCTATCAAGGCATCCATGCCTGACCACGAGTTTCGTGGTTATCTGAAAGGCAACGCACTGAAGTATCTGTGGCGCTATGATTACAAAGGGAAACCAGTGGAAGACTTACGCAAGTGTCGCTGGTATATTGAACGACTGATTAAGGAACTTAATTAATGGATGCATATCAACAGTACATACACAAGTCACGGTACGCTCGTTACCTACCAGAGGAACAGCGACGTGAGACTTGGGAAGAAACAATAGACAGGTACCTAAACTTCTGGGTTGAGAAGGGTAAGCTAACACTAGAAGAAGCCAACGGTATCTTTGCAGACATTCACGATCTAAATGTTATGCCTTCAATGCGAGCGTTGATGACCGCTGGTGAGGCTCTTGACCGTGACAATGTAGCTGGCTTCAACTGTAGCTACCTACCTATCGACCACCCCAAAGCGTTTGACGAAATGATGTACGTCCTGATGTGCGGTACAGGCGTAGGCTTCAGCGTTGAACGTCAATACGTATCAAAGCTACCTGAAGTTGCGGAGGAATTTCATGACACCGATACCGTTATACACGTCGCCGACTCTAAAATTGGATGGGCTAAAGCCTACAGAGAACTTATTAGCTTGTTGTATTCAGGCCAACTTCCAAAATGGGACGTGTCTGGAGTACGACTTGCAGGGGCAGCCCTTAAGACTTTCGGGGGTAGAGCATCTGGTCCAGAACCTCTTGTCGATTTGTTCAACTTCACAGTTAGTGTCTTTCGGGAAGCTGCTGGACGTAAACTTAGCTCCATCGAATGTCACGATCTCTGCTGTAAGATTGCACAGATCGTCGTTGTCGGGGGTGTCCGCAGGTCCGCTCTCATCAGTTTATCTAACCTCACTGACGATAGACTCCGACGATGCAAGTCAGGCAAGTGGTGGCAAGACAATCCTCAGCGTGGCCTAGCCAACAACAGTGCATGTTACACAGAGAAGCCAGACTTTGAGGCATTCCTTAATGAGTGGAAAAGTTTATACGAGTCCCGATCAGGAGAGCGAGGTATGTTCTCTAGAGTCGCAAGTCAAAAGCAAGCTGCAAAGAACGAGCGACGAGATGCTACCTATGATTTTGGAACTAATCCATGTAGCGAGATCATCCTACGACCTTACCAATTCTGCAATCTATCAGAAGTTGTTGTCAGGGCAACCGATACGTTGTCAGACCTCAAACGAAAAGTTCGTGTTGCGACTATCCTTGGAACTTTACAGGCTACCCTGACAGACTTCCGTTACCTACGTAAGGTGTGGAAGAACAACACTGAGGAAGAAGCATTACTAGGAGTATCGCTTACAGGCATCATGGATCACCCGACGTTATCGGGAAGGAGAGACAAAGGTGTACTCAAGACATGGCTTACTGAGTTGCGTGAAGAAGCTATCGCTACGAATAAATCGTGGGCTGACCGACTATCTATTAATACTTCTACTGCTATCACCGCCGTTAAGCCTAGCGGTACTGTTAGTCAGCTGGTGGATTCTGCTAGTGGGATACACCCTAGATATGCACAGCAGTACATTAGACGAGTACGAGCAGACGCAAGAGACCCATTGTGTGCAGTCCTTGAGGCCGCAGGAATCCCCGTAGAGGACGATGTAATGTCACCCAGTACCAAGGTATTCAGCTTCCCTATACAGTCGCCTGAAGGGGCTGTGGTGGCCTCTGAGATGGGTGCTATGGAGCAGTTAGAACTATGGGAGATTTATCAGGACTTTTGGTGTGAACACAAACCGTCAATGACTTGTTACTACAGGGACGATGAGTTCTTAGAGGTAGGTCAGTGGTTGTATAACAAGTTTGATAAGATCAGTGGTGTGTCATTCTTGCCATACTCAGAGCATACTTATCAACAAGCACCTTATGAGCCTATTGATGAGGAAACTTATGAGACGTTGAAGGCAGAGTTCCCAGAGACTATTGATTGGAACATCTCTGAAAACTCTGACATGACTGAAGGATCACAGACGTTAGCCTGTACTGGTAACAACTGCGAGATTTAATTTACGGGGCTTCGGCCCCTTCTTCCCTTACTACAGTAGTTGTTGTACCAACAGGACTACCCATTACCGCCATTGCGGTGCCGATAGAGTTGTTTAAAGCAGGTATCTGCATGATATGCTTCCAAGCTTTTTCTACGTTTTTTGCAGGGTCTTCTGATATAGGCGCTGTTATCAAATCAATACCTGCCGCTGTTCCTTGTTCAATCAAACCACCCGCAGGCGCAATAGAAGTAACAGCCCACTCATAAGGGTTAGCTTTGAATCTGTTGTACTGGTACTGCGATGTTGGTGCTTTGTTTAAAGTCATAACAGACAATGGTTGATCTACCAACGCTTTAAACAACAACTCTTCTCCTGTTATCTCATCTTCTCCTCCAGAGAAAACAAAGTCGCGAGCCTCGTCAAGAACAGCATAGCCAACACCAGCACTAGCGATATACAAAGCAGCATTCTTAGCTGCCTGTCCTTCGTTACCGTCTCTTAACTCATCGATTACTTTTTTACGTAACAAAGATCTTTGTACAATAGCAAAACCCATCAAGGTATACAGAGGACGTATTACAGGATTTGTTGACCAAGCCAAAGGTCTTCCTGCTACTGAAGTAAGCTGTTGTTGTCCCAGTCCTGCATATGCAAGCTCAGACATAAGCTTCAATTCTTTTTCTGACATGGCCTCTAAGTTTCTACCGTGTCTGCGGAAAGCGTTGATGATAGTAAACCTTTCTGCTTCAGAAAAGTAACGTCCCCATTTGTCGTTGAATTGTCCTTTCTTGGCTAAATCATAACCGTTCTCAATAACACTATTCATAATGGCACGTTTACCTATTCCATCCAAGCCACTAAATAAAGTGTACCTCATTCCTTTTTCAAGACCTTTAGACGCTAATCTAGTTGCCTCTCTTAATGCAGAAGGATCATCAGACATTCTTCCTACTTCATCAACTAACTTATTAGCAAACTCTCCTTGTGTTTGTCTGTTAATACCTGTCAACTTAGGATCTACAAAACTTTTTTGTTTACGATCAAAAGCACGTTTAGTTCCACGAATAGTGGCAGCAACGCCATTGAGCATAGGAGATACAAAAACATCGTGAAGGTTTAACACAGCAGACTTCAACGACATTAGTGTTCCGCCATAAGACAAAGTAGATATTAACTGAGCTACAGCAGGGGCATGTTGTTGAGAACCAATAACCATATCTTCTACAATTCTAGCTCCTCTTTCAGCAACATTGTCAGGAAGATCTTCAGCAAGACGTCGAGCCACGGCTTGAAACGCTTCTTGCCCTGTAGGACTTTTAACACCCAAAGAGCCTACATCAATACGCTTTGTTATCTCATTTAAAAAATCATTTTGATTTAACAATTTAAAGTCAGTCAAAAAAGGATTTTGATACTGCTCAATCATTTCATCAGTAGCAACTTGTCTATTACGCAAAGCACGTCTAGATTGATCCTGTTGAACTTCTAAGTAATTTTTTCTTCCGCGTTTAGCATATGCAGACTTTTCACCTAGCTCTTCGATAGGCTGCATTTGTATGTGTAATCTGTCAGTTAAAACTGAGGTTTCTTCACCTATGTTAAAACGATGCTCTTTAAAAAGCTGTCCTCTAAAATTAAGATAGTTATTTACCGCACGTATTTCTTGATTTGAAACACCAGAGTCAGACAACCTTTTTAAAAACTGAGAACGATTGTTCCCTTTCAAGCCACGAGAATAATCCAACATAGCTTTAGCAGCTTCTTTGTTGGTTCGCCATAGTTGAATAACAGGAACAACAGGAAGAAGGTATTCATCATAAGCCCTGTTCATTTTTACGCCAGACGCCTGTGCAGCAATGGCAGCAGCTCCTGCTATTTCAGGACTAACTTTGTAGTACAACGCATCTTCAGCAGTGTCAATAGCTTGAGTTGTTAAGCCTACGTCTTTTTCAGCCTGTCTTCCTAGTGTAAATGTCATACGCTTAGGTGCTGTTGTCATGCCACGCAACTCAGAAAAGTCTTCTGTTTTCTGTAACTGCTTACGTAAGTTGTACTCTACCTGCATCTGCTCTCTAGCTTTTTGAAAGGCAGTAAACTGATCATCAATAGCCAGTTTAATATCAGCTTTGCTATCTACTTTTCCAATACCCGGAATATCATAACCTTCTTTAGCGTTACCGGTAGCGCGAACACCACCATACTCCCAACCGCCTTCAACACGCTTTACTGATCCTCCACTACCATCTGGAGTAACGGATCTTGCCTCTATTTGTGGACGATACTCATCAGTCATCTTTTGAATATCATCAGCTACTTTACCGATTGTTTGAGATTCTTGAGCGGCTGATACCAAAGCAGATGCGGCAACGGATTCAGGAGTTTTAGTCATTCCTAAACCAGCAATGTCTTTCAAAGCAGACGAAATTTTTGCAGGATCGCGAGCAACTTGAACAGCACCAGCACCGCCTGCTGTAGCAATAGTAGCGGCCAACCTAGGACCAAACATAGCTGCTGTACGTTCTTCCATAAAAGGGCGATCTAGATCAAGGGCTGTCCCTGACATAGCTTCACGAAGAGTACGAACATCCTTACCTGTTATTGCTTCATAAGGAACACGTCCAATAGAAGTAAAAGCATCGATAGTATCTACAGCAAGACCTACACCAGCAGAAGACATTTCTTGAATACCCTCCGCTAAGTTCTCAAGCACAGTGTCTTCAGCCGCTTCTAGTTGATAAGCCGCTTTTGCTCTTTCTTGTTCTGCTTGTGCAAACTCTTCTTCTAACGCTTCACGCTCTGGTTGTACACGTAACTCACGATAAGCATCAGCAACTGTTTGAAACTCTTCAGTGCCTTTCTTGTCTTCGTTCTTAACAAGCCAAGCAGCGTATTTATTTAACCTATCAGACATTATTAAAGTCCTACTATTTCATCAGCCTTAGTGGTAAGTTCTGTACCTTCCTCTTCCTCTTCAGTTTCATCAGGTTGTGCTATAGCTTCTCCGCCTAATTCAGCACGACGCTGTTCTAGTAGGTCGTTAATCTGACTATCTCTAGTAATTCTGGCTAAACGTGTAGCTTCTTTTCTAACCGCTTCAGGATCGTCTTCAACAGTCCTTCCAAAAAATCCTGTAGTAACTACGTTTTCTTGCGCCTGCGTCATTTGCTCATCAATTTGAGCCTTAGTGGGCGGTTTGGTTTTTTGCTTTTCAAGCGTACGAATGTCAGCACGTATAGCATTTTTTCTAGTAACCTCTCTAGATACTTCTGCTCTAACAGCTATGTTAAGAGACTCTAATGAATCCATTGCTTGCTTTCTTTCGCCGGGATTCCAAGTTTCTTTAGCTTCAAAATTAGGTTGTTTAATGTCATCAAGCTCTGACAAAAATTGCTCTTTTAGTGTTGGATCGATATTAGCATTAGTAATTCTGTCTCTTAATAAAGTAACAGGCAACGGCGCCTTTTTCATTGCTGCGTTTTCTTCTGCTTTAGTTTTGGCGTTTTTAAACTCTAGTTGAAATAAATCATCTCTTGCTTTATCTTCTTTTAACTCATCAATAACATTACCAAAACCAGACCTAGCCGCGTTCTCTTCAAACTTCTTTAAAGATCCTTCAGGAACATTGTAGTATGCTTGACTTATAGCGGCCTCTTGCTCTTGACGTTGTTGATCTTTTAAACGTCCTTGTGCTAACTCTCTAGATATTTCATCGTCTTGTTCTGCTTGCGTTCGTCCTGTAATTGTAGAAGGATCTACTCCAGCCTGTACAGCAACACGAGCCATTATGTTTTCTATACGAAGTTTTTCTTCGGTGGTTCCTGCGGCTTGTCGTGCTGCTTCAAGACCCTTAAGACTTGTTAATGCACTTTGACGCATAGCTGTATCTTTAGCTGCTTCTGCTTGCATTAATTCTTCTGGTGTTTTTGCCTTGCCTGCCATAAACTCAGCACGTTCAACAGCACCCATACCACGTAGCTTTTGCATTTCTTCTTGTTGCTGTTGCTGTTGTCTTTGCAATCCCGGAGCTGTGCCAATACCACGCGCAGCAGTAAACAAACCCTCTTGATAAGAAGGTTGTAACAGACCCTGTAAGAATGTTTGTGAAAACTTAGCCATGATTAACCCCGTTAGTCAATAATTCCAATAGCACGACCGATTGAGCCTAGACCGCTAGTGATGCCGCCGAACAATCCACCCAAGTCGCCAAAGCCACCGGGATCAATAACATCACCTGTACGCTGATTAACTTGTGGTGTAAATAGACCAGCGAGGATGTTAGATCCAATACCGCCTAGCAAGTTAGCACGTGCTTGCTCTGCCAACAATCTAGACTCAATACCAGACATTGCAGTCTCACCAAACAGACCTGTACCGTACAACTGAGCCTGTTGCTGTAGCTCTGCCATGCGCTGTGCTGGCTGTGTTGCTGCTAACAACTGTGCCTGCGGTAGATAGCTTGCACCAAGGAACTGCTGTCCTAGTCCTGCTTGCTGCATTTGTTCTGCCTGAGCTTGCTGCATAGCACCTAGCATTGATCGTGTACGTGCTTCTTCTTGTGCAGTTGCTATAGCTAGTTGCTCAGGAGTAGCACCACCATAGGCTGCAGAACTTGTACCAAGTCTACCTTGTGCTGCTAAGCGCTCTTCTAATGCTAGACGTTGACGCTGCTCTTCAGGACGCTGTGCTGCTCGCATACGCTCAAAGATAGCCTGCTCACGTGCCGCTGTAGGCATTTGTGCTTGTCCAAAGAAGCCACCTGCACCACCAAACAATTGTTGCTGTAATGCTTGCTCTTGAGGTGATAGACCCATTGTTGTCTCAACAGCACCTGTCGGTGTAACGCGAGTACCAAGCTGTCCACCTGTAGCAGTCGTTACAGTAAACGGTCTGAACTGTGACTCAGCTTGACCACGCTCTGCAAGCGCCAATGCTTCACGTTGAGCTTCACGACCAACATCACTAAGTCGATCATAAGCCTCACCTGTTAACAACGTACCTGCAATGGCAGGAATAGCTGGTGTAATAGCAGAGCCTATCTCACCAAGCCCTCCAAGGATATTTTGAAAAATACCTCCACCACCAGCAACAGCATTAATAAGATCGTCAATGCTTTCTGATGAATATCGTGAATAGTCTACGTTGGGAGTGCCAATAGTTGCATTACCAAGCATTCCCATAATTTCGTTTGTGCCAATGGTAGCCATTGTTTACTCCTGTTAAAGTAGTTTACCTATCAAAGCCATTACGTTAATCTCCTGAAGTGACAGTGGTGAGCCATCTATTTCTGACTCTAACCCTACCTGTACACTTGTTCCATATCCGGTGGTATTAAGACTACGTTGGTTTGTTAGCTGACCACCTGTAAATTCTACTGTTGTATACTCACTTTCACCGTAAAACCCAGTAATCTGAGTACCTACCGTAAACTCTGTTGTCGCGTATGTTGTATCAAAATCATAAGCCCATTTCATAAATACGACTGAGTTGTTTGCACCAACCAGTGTAGGCTTTAGCTTCTTCAAAATCTTAATACGTGCGCTGTCACCAAACGTAAGACTAGGACTGTAGTACTTAAATCTGTAGCCTTCTCCGTTATCGCTGTAGCCGGTGTACGTACTAATACCGTTAACAGTACCAATATATAACGTACCGTTATCTAAACGTGTATACGCTGTAAACTTAGTAGACGGCCATCGAGTAACACGGTATGATCCATTCTCTAACGTGCCTCGTACATCAAAACAATACGTTACGTCCTGACCTGTAAAGGTTAGTAGGTAGAAACCTTCTTCAGGACTGTACACAGACCTAAAGAACTCAGTCTCGTTCTGCAATGCAGCAATAATGTCCTTGGTAATGTTACCGGACAGACTGCTAATTGGTAGAGACTTTTCTTGTATTGTCCGACCAAAGCTTTTAAGTCCAGTATGCGACAAGAACAACACGTCTGTACCCGTGTATTGCACAGTGTCTCTATCAACACAACCAACACCCGCTACAGTATCTGCCAATGCCATTGTTGCTGGTGCTTCTGCTCCTTGATATGCAACAATGCTGTGCTTACCAAAGATAATCAACAGTCCGTTGTGTGCCGCCAGCGCAACAATCTCGTCATACCCATCAGGCCAGACCTTTGAGATATCAATACTACCGCTTGTACCGCCTGACCAGTCATGACCAATCAACAAATCAGACCAGTAAACAGTAGACTTGTTTCCAGTAACGTCTGCTGTCCAGAGCCTTCCATAAGCCGCTAGGACTTCGTTACCGTACATAGCAGACGTGACACCAGCTGCACCAGAAACGCTGCTGAGCGTGATTACAGAGCCTCCTGCGTTGTCATACACAAGGGGTTGAAAACCACGTTGAAAAAAGTAAATCTTATCGTTAAAGTCTACAAGCTTCCAGTTGTCTGCAGTGATGCTGTATCCACCGGGAGTCTCATCAACTAGTGTAGTTGTACCACTAATGATCTTATTGTTACCTACAGAAAAGATCTTGGTGTTACCAGCGTTGTCCTTGAACTCTTTGATAGATCGTAACGAGTCAGTACCAAGAACAGTTTTGTTTGTAGTAACAACAGTGTGACCTTTACGTGCAGCAATACGTCCTCGCTTGTCAATCACAGCATTGTCTGCAATCTCAGCAAAAGACGGATCTTGAGCCAGCGGCGAATCTTCGGTGTTAACACCTTTAAACGCCGGAGCTACAAGATTGATACTCTTAAGTTCTTGAGCCATATCAGATAGTCCTAAATACCATCTCTTCAGGATGCTTTGCTGCGTCAATAGCAATAGCGTCAGACAAGTACTGGTTAGCAATAGTGAAGTACTCAGCAGTAGATGTTCCGCCTGTCTCACCACGTTCACGTGCCAGCAGTGCTACAGCAAGATGTATTACTGGCTGTGCAGGAACAAGCAACACATCAGCATTAGCACTGAGATCTGCTTGTCGCTTAACAGTGTCTACACGTATACTGTACACAGCGTCTGGTGTTGGGCCTACAAGGATCTGAGTATCACCACTGGCGTCTAGACCGTTATAGGTAAAGTACCGTGGTGCGCCCTCTGCTGCGCTGCTAATGTACAACTGTTCGTTAAACCAATCCTTAGTCTGATACTCCATAAAACAGTTTTCAGTATCGTTAAGCATTGACATAACTTTGATGTTGTCACCACCGCCTGTCAGCGAGTATGTGTTATCTGACGCAGTAGTGGTTATTGTTATAGTTTCACGCAACGCAGACCAATCAGCAGCCTGACCA